CTTCCAGTGCCGGTGATGCAGGTGCGTCAGCCACTGCGGCGGCAGCGTCGGAAAAGGCGGCAGCCGCATCGGCAGCCGAAGCAAAAACATCTGAGACAAACGCAGCAACGTCAGCAAGTACAGCAGCGGCCAGCGCAACAGCCGCCTCGTCATCAGCATCGGAGGCATCCACCCACGCCGCCGCATCTGATACCAGCGCATCACTGGCGGCGCAAAGCAGTACTGCTGCCGGAGCAGCAGCCACCAGAGCAGAAGATGCCGCAAAACGGGCAGAAGATATCGCGGACGTGATTTCCCTGGAAGATGCCAGCCTGACGAAAAAAGGTATCGTTAAGTTAAGCAGCGCCACGGACAGTGACAGCGAAGCGCTGGCAGCCACGCCAAAGGCGGTCAAAGCTGTCATGATTGAGGCACAGACCAAAGCGCCGCTGGACAGTCCGGCACTGACCGGTACGCCAACGGCACCAACGCCGGAAACCACAGCTGCAGGTATTGAAATTGCCACAGCAGCGTTTGTTGCGGCGAAAGTGGCACAGTTGGTTGGTTCTGCGCCGGAAGCGCTGGACACGCTGAAAGAACTGGCTGACGCGCTGGGTAACGATCCTAATTTTTCTACTACGGTACTGAATAAACTGGCGGGCAAGCAGCCGCTGGACGATACACTGACAGCGCTGTCAGGAAAAAGCGTTGACGGTCTTATCGAATACGTTGGTTTACGGGAAACCATAAATCACGCCGCCGATGCATTACTAAAATCACAGAACGGTGGCGATATTCCGGAAAAGCCGCTGTTTGTACAAAATATCGGAGCGCTTCCTGCATCAGGTACGGCTGTTGCAGCGAACAGACTGGCATCACGCGGCGCGCTTCCGGCACTGACTGGTACGACAAGAGGCAGCGATAGCGGCCTGATAATGGGCGAGGTTTACAATAACGGTTATCCAACGCAATACGGGAATATTTTGCGTCTGACCGGAACCGGTGATGGGGAAATCCTCATTGGCTGGAGCGGGACAAACGGTGCGTCAGCACCCGCATATATTCGCAGCCATCGAGATAACGCCGACGCTGAGTGGTCCGAATGGGCAATGCTCTACACCACACTAAACCCACCTCCGGATTCGCATCCAGTAGGGGCGGCGATTGCATGGCCGTCTGATGTGCTCCCGGATGGTGGTTATGCTTTTATGTATGGGCAGTCCTTCGATAAATCTGCTTACCCGTTACTGGCTATAGCGTATCCGTCCGGCGTTATTCCTGACATGCGAGGCTGGACAATAAAGGGTAAGCCCATCAGTGGGCGCGCTGTACTCTCCCAGGAGATGGACGGCAACAAATCGCACTCGCACACCGCGCGGGCGCAGGATACTGACTTAGGGACAAAATCTACCTCATCCTTTGATTACGGTACGAAATCGACCAATACCACGGGCAACCATACTCACCAGTTCGGCGGTTATATCAATTCATACTGGGGAGATTCCAATCACACCTCATTTCAGCCTGGAGGTGGTGCATGGACACAGGCCGCTGGCGACCATGCGCATACAGTTTATATCGGAGGACACGAGCATACCATGTATATCGGTCCACACGGACACGTCGTTATTGTGGACGCAGACGGTAATGCGGAAACAACAGTGAGAAATATCGCATTTAATTATATTGTGAGGCTGGCATGATTAAATTAATTCTTTCAGCACCCGTGCCAGCAATGGCTGCGGCTTTTGAACATTCTTTTCAGAATACCGAAAATGTGGAAATTATCCCAGGACCGTTTGAAACCATACCGGAATTTGACTGCATGGTCAGTGCGGCAAACTCTTTCGGTTTGATGGATGGCGGCGTGGATGCTGCGATAACAGCATATTTTGGGCTGCAGTTACAGGAACGTGTACAGCAAAATATCATCCGTGAATATCTGGGAGAACAGCCCGTCGGCAGCGCCTTTGTTATTGAAACGGGTAACAGTCAGCATCCGTGGCTGGTTCATGCCCCGACGATGCGCGTTCCTCTGATAATCGACGGCACCGACGCGGTTTATAATGCAACACGTGCAGCGTTATTAGCGATATTTCAGCACAATAAAAGCGCCGGGGAAGGCAGGAAAATTAAATCAGTGGTATTCCCTGCGATGGGGGCCGGGTGTGGTCAGGTATCTCCGGACAGTGTCGCCCGGCAAATGAAGCTGGCGTGGGATGGTTTTATTAACTGTGCCTCGGAAATTAACTGGCAATACGCCAGCGCCCGCCAGGATGCTGTATTCAGCACAACGGCATACTGTCCGTCAAAGGCGCTTTGTCCGAACGCCAGAACGGAATATATCGGTTTTGGTGATTACAGAACGTATTGCAAAAAATCAGGTAACACCTGCATCAGTCCCCGTCATCAGGTCGATGATATTTATATTGGTGCGCATAGCCATACTGTTTCCCCCGGTACTTATCCCCACAGCCATCACCTGAATACAGAATATTTATCCGGAGTAAAAAATGACGTTTAAAATGAGCGACACCCCGCAGACAATTAAAATTTTTAATCTTCGTTCAGATACAAACGAATTTATTGGCGCAGGTGATGCATATATCCCGCCGCACACTGGATTACCGGCAAACTGTACTGATATCGCCCCTCCTGATATTCCCTCCAGTCATATTGCTGTATTTGACGCTGAAACCCAAACATGGAGTCTGCAGGAGGATCACCGCGGCGAGACGGTTTACGACACAACAACTGGCAATCAGGTTTATATCTCCGCTCCCGGCCCGCTGCCTGAAAATGTCACATCAGTTTCACCAGACGGTGAATACCAGAAATGGGATGGTAAGGCGTGGGTAAAAGACGGAGCGGCTGAAAAAGCAGCGCAACTTCGTCAGGAGGAAGAAACCAAAAGCAGGCTCCTGCAAATGGCATCTGAAAAAATCGCGCCGTTACAGGATGCTGTTGATCTTGATATCGCAACAGATGATGAGAAAGCGCAGCTCGACGAATGGAAAAAATACAGAGTGTTGGTAAACCGGGTGGACACCACAAGTCCTGACTGGCCTGATGTGCCTGTAAGCCAGTAAAGTAATGTTGATAAAATGTGGAGTTATTATCACTTATCAGTGGCTGTCTGTTTGTGTTTTCAGCACGAATAATTTCCAGAACCTGCATTTCTCCGGGCGCAATACGAACGGTGTGCTGGTTATTCGCCAGGATATACTGCGTTCCGTCACCGTTCTGTTTGATTCCAATATCGTCATCACAGCATTAAATATTAATATTTCATTCTGTGATTATTCATTGTGAATGTAAATGATTTTAAAACAACATGAATAAAATTTTATAGTTAATGGTATTTGCTCTATTTTTATATCATAAATTATGTAATTGTTCAGTCAATAAATAAAATTTACATGCTAAGAGTTTACATCTCTAATGGCAAATTTTTAGAGAGTTTAAATGGCAGATGGTTTGTGTAAGTCAAGTCCGCATAAAATAAGTTGATTTATAATGTTGATTTAGGCTCGCTTTGTGTTGTTTTTGTTTTTATCACTTGTTTCGGTTGTGTTAATAGACATACTGAATTGAAAGAAACACAATGTAAATGAACAGGCAATAAACTAACTCTTTCAGGCAGATTTTTCTGGCCAACAGAAGATTTATGTTTCTGCGTTGGACAGATGCTACTGGTGTTCATGAACACCATAATTAGAGTAATCTTAAGGAGTGGTTATGAAAAAAGAAGCATTAGTACTTATCTTATCTGCAGGCATTTTTGCTATAAATACTGCACAGGCAGATACCAACTCACTTACTGCTGGATACTCTCAAGGCAAAATGAAAGATGGCGGTAATATCCGTGGGGTGAATGTTAAGTATCATTATCAGGGGGATTTTCCTGTAGGGATTATCACCTCTTTAACTTACATGTATGACAATGACAGGTCTTCTGGAACTGATGAGGATACCGGAGAAACCTACCATGATAAGTCGAATGTAAAATATGGCTCGTTAATGGTTGGCCCGACTTATCAAGTAAATGACTCTTTTTCTTTATATGCACTGGTAGGGGCTGCAATCCTTAAAGCAAGAGATAAAGAAAACGGTACCTGGGAGGATGGTAGTCCATACACGAATTCAGCGTCAATCAATGAAAAAGCGCTGGCATGGGGGGCTGGCGTACAAATGAATCCCACAAAGAATTTTGTTATTGATGTGGGATATGAAGGAAGCCGTGAGCTCTTGACACAAATTAATGGATTTAATATTGGTGTTGGGTATCGCTTCTGAACCTCATAACTTATGCGGAAGAAGTACCTTCCGCATAGATTCATTATAGGGTAACTTTTGTCAGGACATAATAAGCGGAGCTGATGGTGAGAAAGCGCAGCTTGATGAGTGGAAAAAGTATTGTGCTTGAGTAAACTGTGTGAAGCCATCTAACTAAACCTGACTGACCGGAACAGCCAGCCAGGATTTTATTATTTATCAAGAAAAACCAGGCCTTATTTATAGCAAATATGAAGAAGACCTGTCTGTCATAACTGATAAGGTTACTGGTTAGTATATTAAATTTATACTCAATAAACTCCACAAATTTTAAACCAATCTTCAGGGACGGGTATGGCAGCAGGCCAAAGAGTACACCACCTTCGAGACATTGTATTAATTTTTTCTTCTTTTTTATGATATTGAGAGTCTGCCGCTATTGTAAGAGCAGAATATAGTGAAGGTGGTAATATTAAAACCATTGCTAAAAATACGCTCTTAACGTGTTTCATAATATGTTACCTGTTAAATTGTGACTCACTATCCTTACTGTTACAGCATCCTTTATTACAAATATTAAACGTAATTCATTACTACCAGGTGAGTAAATAAAAATAATTTATAAAATATTTACTTTAAATAAAAATGATAAGCAATATTCTATTTTCTATAGAAATTAATTCATATAAGAGTGAGTTCATGTGCTATTCAAATCCTTACTAGCTCCCATCCACTGGGAGCGCAGGCCGGGCGCCTGATTAGGGCAGGAGTACCGCGACAGCAGGTAGCGATTATTTATGATGTGGGGCTGTCGACGCTGTACAGAAAGTTCCCGGCCTCTAAACTGGCTTAAATATGCGCATATGACAATACAGCCAGAAAATCGCCGGGCAGGGGATACCGCAGAAGTGGGCTATGAAGCGAGAAATGCTTTCGCCTCGGTATACGACCAGATTTTCCGAGCTGCCAGTAGTCAGGTAACGGGTTTGATCAGCTCTTCCCCTTGATTTTTTGCATTGCCAACGGCGCGCGTCACGGCGTGCCAGGCAAATTTATCTGTCGGCACGGCACCATCAGTAATTATCTCCTCTACCTCCTTCCCGCTTATGCCCTGCCGCATCCATTCCCGCGCTGCTTCAGGTGACAGAACGAGAGGGCGGCGGTCGTGAATGTCTACCAGACCTTTATCGGCTGCAGCGGTGACAATCAGGAATCCTTCGGCATCATCACCGCGTTCGAACGGTATGCTGCCGATCGCCGCCATGAATATTGGCTGGCCGTTAGCCCGGTGGATGAAGTATGGCTGTTTCTTGTCGCCTTCCTTCTTCCACTCAAACCAACCATCAGCAAACACGATAGCTCGGCCATGTTGCCATAGCGGTTTAAACATTCTGCTGGTGGCCGCAGTCTCAACCCGTGCATTAATCAGCGGTGGTTTATCCCACCATCCGGGCGCAAATCCCCAGAATACCGGATCCAGATGCAGTTGCTCGTCGCGTTCACTGAGCAGCAGAACTTTGGTACCGGGCGCCACGTTGTACCGGCCTATAGGTTTAGGGTCATAAGCGATATCGCGCTCGGCTTCATCGGCCAGATATACCAGGTATTCTTCGCGGGTCTGTGCTTGTGCAAAGCGTACACATATGAAACCTCCAGTCGGTCAGACTGAAAGTATAGAAGAGGATATGCGAGTGGCTGTTCCAGTGTTTCTCCGAGCGACCTCAACCAATGTAGAAGCTTCACTATTGGGGGTTGCCATTAGTAGCATCATGTTGAATGTACTGGCGTGAAAAAATTGGAATCTTGAAGAAAACTCTTCCCCAAAACTAAAATCAACGTTTTGATAATCAATGAGTTGTAAAAGACAGTTACTGGATTTTTTTGATAGTAGGAAGAATGATAATTTCAACTTTATCAAATGGTTGGTATGTTTTTGGCAATGTAATGCTGCGTCACATGCAGTGGTTCGAAGCGGCGGATCTGATTGTTAAAGGTATGGAAGGCGCGATTGCCGCGAAGACCGTGACCTATGACTTTGAACGCCTGATGGAAGGCGCTAAGCTGCTGAAATGTAGTGAGTTTGGCGACGCGATTATCGCAAATATGTAATAACGATAATTGTTAAAAACAAAAACGGGGACTTAACGTCCCCGTTTTTATTATTGTCTATGGAAAACCCCCAGCTAGGCTGGGGGTTCCGGAAAGCTTTCAGCTTTAAGTCAGTTATTAAAACCCCTTTT